AATAATGGTGGTACTGGATATCAAAATCCAGAGATTGCTGTTGAGACATCAGTGCCTGATGATTGGACTGCACCAGATCTAAGTCAGTATGGTGAAGAAGTCATAGATCCAGAAATCGTTTAACCTCATAAATAACTAAAAACATATTGCCTTATGGCCAAGCAAGTAATAGGAATAGGTACCACCGCAGGAGACAACACTGGAGATACACTCCGTGTTGGTGGTGATAAAATAAATGACAACTTTACAGAGTTGTATTCAGCTATAGGTAATAGTGTTACTACTCAGATTAGTGTGACTAATGCTGGTACAGGGCAAGTGTTGCGATATGATGGAGCAGGTTTTGTTTCATCTGACTATAGTGCTCTTACATCATCCCTAGATGTAAATAGCAACTCTATAATTTCATCAAGTAATGGTAATGTTGTAATCGCACCAAATGGTACTGGCAATCTTCTACTAACAGTTGGTGGAATTACATCTACATTTCTTGGAGCAAATGGTGCAATTGACATTCCTGCTCTTCTAAGACATAAAGGTGAATATAGCTCATTAGCTGCGGCTCCTGTTGCTGCAGATTTTACTGGATACTTTTTCACTGTTGATGGTGATGATAATCCATATGTAAACATTAATATCACTACAGGTGGTGTTGGTGATACAAGAGCAAAACTTCTAACAGAATATACCAGTATTGATGGTTTATCAGACGTAGATACCACTACTGCTGCTCCTACAGCAAACCAAGTACTTAAATGGAATGATACTAGTAATAAGTGGGTACCTGCTGCTGATGACGCTGGTTTATCAAATGTTAACCTATTTGCTACAGTTGCTGGTGACACAGGATCTACAACTGCTGATAGTTCTTCAGATACATTAACTGTTACTGGAGGTAATGATATTGTTACTAGTGTTGTTGGTGATACATTAACAATTGACTTTAATGGTAGTCCCATTACAACCTTTGCAGGTTTAACAGACACTAATATTGCTGGACTTGCTCAAGGTAACTCAATATTTTATGATGGTCTTAGTTGGGTAAGAACTTCAAGTCCAATTATTTGGTGGGATTTGGGATCTGATGGATCTTCCCACTTTACTTTTGCTGGACCTGGATTTGCTAGTGCAACCAATGATCCAACAGTCTATCTTTATAGAGGATTTACCTATGCATTTGATAATAGTGTAAATGGTGGTAATCACCCATTTAGGATACAATCCGCACAAGGTTTACAAGGAGCACCATACACTGATGGTCAAACTGGTAGTGGAAGTAATATATTATATTTTACCGTCCCTATGGACGCACCAAACGTTCTATATTACCAATGCACAATTCATGCGTTGATGAATGGTGTTATTAACATTGTCTCATAATTAAATGGCAAGAACAGTACCTGGATCTGGAGCAGTAATTGAGCCTCTATTCAATAAAGTCTTTGGCATAAAAGCAGTCAAAGTAATTGAAGGTGGTAAGGAATACGAAAGTGTAGATCCACCTAGACTTACTATTACTGGCTGTGGTACTCCTACAGAAGAAGCGTTATTATATCCAATTATTGATGATGAATCGGGTAAAATTATTCATGTAAGAGTCTTAGAACCTGGATTGGGTTATGATCCATTGCGTGTTTCTATAACTCCCTTACAGGATACACCTACTGTTGAAACTTCCTTTGATATTAATAGGATATGGCAATCTAGTCCAAATTCCATTACTACTGGTAGTTTTGCCACAGATACAGATAGATTAACAATACAGACAGATGGTGATCCTAAACCTTCTAATATTACAACTACAAATTTAAGAGTGCCTGGTGGTACTACAACGTTAATAGACGATACTTTCAATCAACAATTTATCTATAGGGGTGGTAAAGAAGTACCAAATCCTGTAGCAAGAGAATTTCAAAGAAATAAAGCAGTAGGTATAATGTCTAATGGTGTTTTATTACATACACCAGAATGGGGAGCATTGGGTGGAGCACCAACTAATTTCGATATCGATACAGTAAAACATACACATCTCAAATCAAATGATGAATTTGATGGTGTTATCGATACTCAACAATATTATTATCAGTCTAGTAAGTTAATTGATCAACTTGCACAAGATAATGGTGCATTTGAGAATGGATTGTTGCACCCATTTACTTGGAAAGTGAAGACAGAAACTGATAATATTATGATAAGTGTAACTAGTGTTGAGGAGAATAATGGTGGCACACCAATAGAAATTGGAAGAACAGTAAGTATTGTTAATGGTGATGGAACTGCAGAAGTTGCAAAAGTTGTTAGGGATGGTTCAGGAGTTGTTACAAGAATATATTTACGATTGGTTTCAGGTACATTTAATCGTCTTGATAGACTTATAGGATCTAATGGTTTTTATGTTACTCTTACTGAGGATGCAAGAACCTTTGACCCTACTGGTATATTCTATATCGAGTTTGGAGAGGAAGCACATGAGTTTGGTCCATTTGTTCCAGGAACATATTATCTTGCACCAGAAGATATTCAAGTACAAAGAAATTATTTGATTATTTGGGATCAGAGTGATGATAGTAATCAAAACCACCCAATGAGGTTTAGCACAACTCCTGATGGTCCTTTGAATACAAGTACTCCTGGTACGATATATTATAACAGCACTGGAGCATCGGGGGCACCTGCTGCAGATTATGAGAATGAGTATCAAGCATTGTTTATAATGAATGCTGATGAGGCATCAAGGATTTATTATTATTGTGGTAATCATAACTACATGTCTGGTTATGAAGGTAACGAAGGTTACATCACATTTAATTCAGAGATTGATGATGACCCTCTTCCAAATAATTACTATATTACTGATTTTTATAATAATGGTGGAACACCAGATTATAGTAGACATGCTAATGGACATTCTAAAATTTTAGGAATGTCATTTGATGGATATCCAATTTATGGTCCTTATGGATATACTAGTGGTAATACTGTAGGGAGAATGACAACTTCATTCAGATTAAAGACTGGTGTTGAAGTTGATGGTAATAGACCTGCACAAACAACAACTGGTAGTGTTACACATACAATAACTGCTTCCAATGGAAAGTTTTTAGTTGGTGGTCAATTATTAGAAGTTTTAAATCTTGACAGAGGAAAGACATATACATTCAATTTTGATGATTCATCAAATGATAGTTACATTGCATTGTTTAGTAATACCGAAGATGGTTGGCATTCTACAGGACAATCTACGGATATTGGTGATACCAACTATGTTTTTTCTGATGCTATAAAGTATTTTATTAATGGTGCAGAAGTATTTTACCAAGATTATATTAGTGGATTTACTAGTGCTACTACAAGATCTATTCAATATGAATCAAGAGTAGACGCACCAACAGTCATATATGCATTCTCATATAGTGGCACAGGTATTGGATATCGTTTAGTTAATAATGGATATGTGATGGGTGATTTCACACAAGATTACATATATGAAGAAGGTCTTGGATTACTTGACGAACAAAATGGTATTTTTGCTTCAACTCCAGAATATCCTAATGGCACATATTGCTATTTTATGAGTGAGAATGGTAGTGGTGATCCTATATATCCATATGTTCTAGGTCCAAAATTATATGGAGCACCAATATTTGAAGGAGATACACTATCCACTGCAGCAACAGAGTTTCCTTTTGGTGCTGAAGGTAGCGTCAATGTTAGTAACGGTGAGATCGATTTCATTAAAATGGTTAAGACTGGAGATGGATACTTTGGTTCTACTCAAGCAACAATACTTGGTGGTGAAGGATCGGGAGCAACAGTTACACCAACTGTACAAACCATTACAGGTTTAACATTATTAACGGACGGAAGAAATTTCTTAACTCCACCATCTCTTATATTTGAAGGTGGTGGCGGTCAAGGAGCAACTGGTGCTGCATCTATAGATATTACTGGAAAAATAACTAGTATCAGCGTAGTTGATCCAGGAGAATTCTATGCTGAACCTCCTTACATTTTAATTACTGGTGGAGGAGGTCTTGGAGCAAAAGCTGTTGCAAGAATTTCTCAAGGATCTGTTATTGCTGTTGATATTGTTGATCCTGGTAGAGGATATACAACTCAACCTAATGTAATTTTCCAGAAACTTGTTGATTTGAAGAGAAAGGCAAGAGCAAGACAGTCTCAAGCATCAGAGTCATTCTTCTTGACTGGATTATTAAAGGAAGTTAGTTCTAGTGATGATACAATATATGTAAGATCTACTGGTGCTTTCCCTGGATCTGGATCAATTATCGTTGATCAGGAAACTATTAATTATGCATCAAAATCAGATCAAAAATTCACAGGTCTAACTAGAGGAGTAAACTTTAGATATGACCAAAGGGTTGTTTTAGATACTAGTCAGAATGATGGAAATCAAGTATCTACATACACATACAATGTTGGTGATAGAGTTATAAGAAGTATTGAAAACTCCAATAACAAAATTGCTAAGGTTTATGATTGGAATCCATTTAATAGAGAATTATTGGTAACTTTTGAAGTTGATGAATTAGCATTTATTGATGCTGGTATACCTTCTACAGAAGATACAATTGTGCAATTTGATGCTGGTACTCCTGGAAGTGCAAGCTCTTCATTCCAACCACATGTATTATTGACATCTGTTGGTGATGATATTGTTGCTTTAACAGTACCAATTTCAACATTAGCAGATAAAAAATTTGAAGATGATGATGAATTGGACGGTGTAGGAGATGGTATACCAGATCTTGTAAATACTGGAACTGCGTATGTCAATCAAATTAATCTTGATGGTGGTCTACATAGTTCTCTTTATGGTGTTGAAGAAACACAAGGTGGACAGAATACTACTCTATTCCAGGTAGGAGAAAGTCTTAAGGATGGATCTACCCCACTTAAGTTTGCAACTGTTATTGAAGCAGGTGCTCTTAATGAAGGTCGTCCTCATGGTGCTATAGTTGCAATTGCTGTTGATCCTCTTTACAGCAATGGGTTAAACTTTAGTGTTAATGAAGTTGTTACTGGACAATATTCGCAGATTCAAGCAACAGTAGTTTCTTGGGATAATGCTAATAGTGTGTTAACTGTAAAGGATATTGTTCCATATGATACTGGTGATGTTAATAAGGGTGTTAATGGTAAGTTATATTCATTCTCAGAAAAAGGTACTGTAACGGACTTTATTGTTCTAGATGCTGGATCTGATTATACTCAAATTCCTACTATTGCAGTTGAGGATATTGGTGATATCCAAGCAACAGGAACAGTTAATATGACTACTGCTGGAGACCAAATTGCTTCCGTAACTATCACTAATGGTGGATATGGAATAACACCATCTATAGATGGCACATATAACTTACATCCAACCATAACTGTAACTAACGGTGGTGGAGATACTACTGGATCTGGTGCAATATTACAAGCAATTACTAGCGGTGAAAATATCGTTGGTAATGGTGGAGCATCTTATAAAATCAAGTCTATTACTTATCAGACACAAATACGATCCTAAAAGTCTGATAAATAAACAAGAGGATACAAAATCTTTATATTCCTATAGGAAATGGCAGCATTACTAACTGATCAATTTAGAATTTTTTCTGCACAGAAATTTATTAAGGCACTTGAAGGTCCAGTTGCGACTCAGAGTGATAGTGATGCTGGAGCTTCTAGAGATCGTCTATACATTTTTATTGGCAGACCACAATCGTGGGATGACGAAAACAACCCACCCCAAGCGGTAGATTCTTTTCAAGAATTTTCATCAGCATATGATGATATGATTTCTTTGAAAAGGGTTTTGGCTTCTGACGTTGTGCAAGTTGTAAGACGAATTGACTGGGTTTCCCCAGAGCAAACTACAGGTGGTCTAGGTTTTACCTATGACATGTATCGTCACGATTACTCACCTAGTAAGACTGCATCTTCTGGTGCTACGAAACTGTATGATTCAGACTTCTATGTTGTGAACTCACAGTATCAAGTATACAAATGTATATACAATGGCACTTCTCCCTCGGATCCTAATGGTAAACCGTCAACGGTTGAGCCGACTGGTACTTCGACTTCTATTATTACTACTGGTGATGGTTATCGTTGGAAGTATCTTTATACCATTCCCGTGGCTTCTGTTTTGAAGTTTTTCTCTAATGATTACATGCCTGTTTTCATTAATGATGCTGTAAGAACAAATGCTGTTAGTGGAGAAATTGATACCGTTGTAATCAATGCTGCTGGTGCTGGTTACAATAACGGTACATATGACAATGTGTCTATCAACGGCGATGGCACAGGTGCTAGAGTTTCTATTGTTATAGATGGTGGTAAAGTCATCTCTGCAACAGTAACCTCTGGAGGTACTGGATATACGTTTGGTAAAATCAGTGTTGATACCATTACAGGAATCGGCACAGGCACAAACGCTGAAGTTGATGTCATAATTCCACCTCCAGGTGGTCATGGTTACGATCCAGTCATTGAGATGGGTGGATATAGATCTATGATTAATGCTAAACTCTCATATGATGAGGGTGCAGGTGACTTCCCAATTGATAACGATTACCGAAGAATTGGTTTAATTACAAACCCACTCAAGTTTGGTACATCTGAATTAATTTCAGATCTAACAGTTTCGGGTACTAAAGCGGTTATTTTCCCACCTACTTTCCAAGGTAATTACATCCCTGATGAAATTATCACACAATCTAGAATTGTTGGTGGTGTTAATGTTACTGCACGTGGAAGAGTTATTTCATGGAATGCAACAACAAAACTTCTCAAGTATTATCAAAATAATGTTGATGGTATTTTCCCAGAAGTTACTGGTACGTTGAATGAATTTGATGGATCTAATCCTATCAATGGTGCTACATCAGGTGCTGCAGGGCAACCAGATGTTAACTTCCCAACTGTACCGAATACTTCTTCTAGGACAATCAATAATACTGAGTATGATCTTGGAATGAAATTTAATAATGGTTATGCGAAGTCTGAAATCAGGTACAGCACTGGACAAGTGGTCTACATAGATAACAGACGCTCAATCAGTCGTGCAAACGACCAAGTAGAAGACATTAAAATCGTAATCGAATTCTAAACGAATGGCACAAAATACCAATTTAAACGTCACCCCTTACTACGACGATTTCGATAAGGATAAAAACTTTTATCGAGTGCTGTTTCGACCTGGATTTCCTATACAGGCTCGTGAATTATCAACAATGCAATCGATCCTGCAGAATCAGGTCGAGAATGTTGGTACGCACTTCTTTAAAGATGGTGCGATGGTCATACCTGGACAGGTTGGTTATGACTTAAATGTTAGTGCTATATTACTTCAAGAGTCATTCCTTGGTAGTGATGTTGAAACATATAGAGCTCAGTTAGATGGTGCTATAATTGAAGGATTGACTACAGGTATTAAAGCAAAAGTATTATATAGTATCTCTGCCACTACTTCTGAAAAGGGTTATATTACATTATATGTAAAGTACATTGATTCGGGAGATACAACTTCGGAATCTGCATTAAAGAATTTCCAATTAAATGAGCAGTTAATATCAGATAAAGAAATTACGTTTGGATCTACTCTTATTGAGGTTGGCACACCATTTGCTCAGTTGTTGCCAGTAAATGCAGTTGCTACAGGTTCTTCAGCATATATTAGTGATGGTGTATATTTTATTAGAGGACACTTTGTTAACGTTCCTACTAACTATCTAATTCTTGAACAATATAGTAATAATCCATCATATAGGGTTGGTCTTGAAGTATTAGAATCTATTGTTACTCCTGAAGATGATGAGTCGCTAAATGATAATGCTGCTGGCACTTCAAACTATTCTGCACCTGGTGCTCATAGATTTAAAATATCTACTAATTTTGTTAAGAGACTTATTACAGATGAAGCAGATAAAGACTTCATTGAATTGTTAAGAATTAATAATAGTGTTGTAGAGAATTTTGTTGAGAGAACAGCATATAGTGAATTAGAAAAATCTATGGCTCGTCGTACTTACGAGGAGTCTGGAGATTATGTTATTAATACTTTTACTACTAAAGCAAGAGAGCATTTAAATGATGGATTCAACAACGGTGTATATGATGTTGGAGCAACTAGTCAGGACGGAAATGTTGCTGATGAAGCAAAGGTGGCTCTTGAAGTTTCACCAGGAAAAGCTTACGTTAGAGGATATAGAACAGAGTTTATAACACCACAATATGTTGATGTGGATAAACCAAGAGATTATGATTCCATTCAAAATGGTATTATTAATTTTAATCTTGGTAACTTCTTGAAGTTATATGATGTCACTGGATGGCCTGAAATTAGTGGTGATGGTGTTACTGATGCATATCAGATAGTTGAATTTTATGATGACTGGGCAGCTAATGCAACTACATCTATTAAGTCAGGTGCTACTCTAATTGGTAGAGGTAGATTAATTCAATTGCAGAAAGCAGTTACTTCAACTGCTAGTACTAATCCATTTGGAGGATCTGGTCCTATTGATGGTGTTTATGATATGTGGTTCTTTGATCCACAAATGTGGACTGTACTAAACATCACCAATCCAGGAACATTTGTTGTTGGAATGAGAGTTGTAGGTAAGACATCTGGATCTTATGGTTATGTTGCTAATATTGGTAATGGTACACATTACATATACCTAGAGCAAGTAACTGGTGGATTTACTAATGGGGAGATATTAGAAGTTGATGGTAGAGTATATGGTACTTTAGAAGCAGCATGGACATATAATATAACTGATGCTAGATCTGTATTTGGAAAAATTTCTGGCACTAACAATATTAGATTTGGTGCTAACCTTATTCTAAATGATGCTAAGGGTATTGAAGCATCTACTATAAATGTTGATGATACTACAGATGATGAGATTACTGGTTTCAGAACTAGATTTGATAAAGATCTACGTCCTGGTGATGTAGTTACTCCAGTTATTTCAAACTCTGAAGGAAATAATACACATAGAATTTTACGAGTTGATCCAACTGCTATTGGTGTAACAGCACAGAATAAGAAAACTTCTGTTGCTGCAAGTGCAGTTGTCTTTAATTATGATGAGGAAACCGCTAAGATTGATGGCACATTAAAAGTTGGTACTGTTGCAGACGGAGATTATGGTGAATTAGTTAGGATGCGTCCTTTCGTATTCCAAAAAGATTATCAAAATGGTGAGCTTTCATTTGACCTTCCTCAAGATGTGATGAAGGATATAAGTGATGAATCATTCTTTGTATACAGAAACTTTGCATCTAAAACTGTAACTACTGGATCTATTACATTTACTCTTCCAGAGACTGAAGCATTTGCTTCAATGGCATCTGAGCATTATGTGTTGACTGTTATCGCTGATGGTGGTGATTCAACATGGACAAATGGAATGAATATTGATGTTGATTCACAAGCAGATGCTGGCAACTTAGTAATATCATTTGGTGCTCAAAATCAGTCACTTTCCATTTCTGGTTTAGGTAGTGTTGCTACAGTTACTTTAACTGCATTAGTATCTAAGAATACTGTTACTAAGAAGTTGAAAACTGCTTCTAAGATGCAATCGTTAAAGGTATATAAAACTAATGATAATGTAGATGTACAACAAACAGGACTTGTTTATAGTAGTTTATATGGTACTAGAGTCCAAGATGGTGACATATCTATGGGCATCAATGATGTTTATAAGATACATGCGATCTATGAGTCATATGATGAGAATGATGCATCACCTCCATTTTTAACATTAACTGAATCAGTATTCTTTGGTACAGGATCATTAGTTATAGGTAAAACATCTGGTGCTAGAGGAAGGGTAATTTCATTCCAAAACACTACTCAGAAACTTTATTATGTTGGAATTAATGAGATTCCTTTCCTTAATGGAGAAATTGTTGAAGGATTTGATGCTTCTAATGATCCTATTACTGGAATTGTGGATGATGATGAAGATTCAATTTTCCTTGGAAGTAAAGTAATTACAGATGAGTTTGAATTAGAAGCTGGAATGCGTACTAACTTCTATGATGTTTCTAGATTAACTAGACCAGGAGGAACAGTACCACCTAACAGAAGACTATTGATTGTATTCGATTACTTCATTCATGAAGCATCTGGTGATTATTTCTCTGCTGAATCTTATAGTGGTATTACATTTAAAGAGATTCCTAATTATAAATTAGATGGATCTATTAAGTATATCCGAGATCAGATTGACTTTAGACCTGCTGTTAAGGAATTGAGGAATGGATCTGGTACTATAAGTGCTCCATACTATGTCAATTGTACTACATTTGACTATAACTCAAGAGTCTTTACTACTGCTGGTGGTAGTGGTGCTTCTACAGTGTTTGATATTATGCAAGTCAACTCTTCATTTAGAGCAGACTATAGTTGGTATCTACCAAGAATTGATAAGTTATATCTATCACATGATGGAGATTTAAGAGTTGCTAAGGGTGTATCTGGTAAGTACTTGATTCCACCACAACCAGTACAAAACTCAATGTTGCTTGCAAACATTGAATATAAACCATATGTCTTTGATCCTGAAAGAGATATTATTATTAAACCTGAAGTAATTCGTCGTTATACGATGAAGGATATTGGGGATATGGAAACACGTTTAACTAATGTTGAATACTATACATCATTATCAATGCTTGAATCTCAGGCAGATAATACTAAAACTTATGATGAAAATGGATTTGATAGGTTAAAGAATGGATATGTAGTTGATGACTTTACCGATCATACAGTTGGTGATGTTTTAAATGTAGATTATAAGTGCTCTTTAGACTTTAGAGAAGGTCAGTTAAGACCACAACATTACACTACAAACGTAGGATTACAATATAATAATTCTAGTTCTACTAATGTAGTAAGAACAGAAGGCAACGTTTTGATGCTTCCATACATAGAGGAATCATTAGTCATACAACCATATGCTTCTAGAACAGAGAATGTAAACCCATTTAACGTGTTTACATTTATTGGTCGTATTGATCTTCAACCTGCATCTGATGATTGGGTTGATATTGAAAGAATGCCAGCTAGAGTTGAAAATATTGAAGGTGACTTCTCTGCAGTATCAAGAGATATGCAGGTTGATCAAAATGGTTTTGCTCCTATTCAGTGGGGATCTTGGCAGACTAACTGGACTGGTGAAACATTAACATCTACTTCTTCGAGACAATCACAATCAGGTACTTACGGCATTGGTCGTCAGTTGGGTCGTGCTGGTCATGGTCAAAGGACTCAGGGTCTATTCTATCTACATGAGCGTCGCACATTCCGTGTTGTTAATAACCAAGCTCGTCAAGGTATTAGATCTAAGATTGTGCCAAAAATTGAAAGGAAATCACTTGGTGATACAATTCTTTCAACAAGTACAATTCCTTGGATTCGTTCTAGAAACGTTGGATTTAATGTATTCAGATTGAAACCACGTACTAGATTCTATGGATTCTTTGATGGAGTCGCAGTAACAACTTATATTACTCCAAAAGTAATTGAAATAATTAAAAACTCAACAACAGACGCAAGAACAAATGAAACTCCATTTGTTGTTGGTGAAACTGTAGTTGGTCAAAACTCAAAATGTCAAATTAAGGTAGTTGCTCCTAATGATGGATATACAACTAACCCCTATGGAAAAGGAACAGAAACATTACCTGAAACATATGCATCACAAACAGAATATTTAAATCATGATATAGATGCAATCGCTGAAACTGTATCACCAGATTATTTTGGTAATATGCAAGTTGGTGAAGTATTAGTTGGTCAAACTTCTGGTGCTAAATGCGTTGTTAAAGATCGTCGTTTATTGACAGATAACGTTGGTAATATTCAAGGTACCTTGTTTATACCTTCTCCTAAGAATGATGCTAATCCTCGTTGGGCAACAGGTACAAGAAGTTTCAGATTTACTACTTCAGATACTAACTCAACTATGAGTGGTACTGTAGATTCATCTGCACAGACTAACTATACTGCTTCAGGTACTACTCAAACAGTACAAGAGAATATTCTTGCAATTAAGAATGCAGAGATTGTCCAAGACACTGTTAGTGAAGATAGAGTTGTTGAGACAACTAGAACTGAAGAGCGTCAGATTGGTTGGTATGACCCACTTGCTCAATCATTTATTGTTGAGAAAGAAGGTGGCACATTCCTAACAAGTGTTGAAATATATTTCCAAACAAAGGATACTAATATTCCTATCTCCATGCAGATAAGGACTATGGTAAATGGATATCCAAGTAAGAGTATTCTACCTTTCTCCGATGTAACTATCAATCCAGAGCAAGTAGAGATTTCTGAAAGTGCTGCTGTGCCAACTAAGTTTACCTTTAGAGCACCAGTTTATATTAAGTCATCTACAGAATATTGTTTTGTATTACTATCCGACTCCAATGAATATAAAGTTTGGATATCAAGGATGGGTGATATAGACATTACAGGAACAAGGACTATATCTGAGCAGCCATATGCTGGTGTCTTATTCAAGTCACAAAACGCATCTACTTGGACTGCTGACCAGTATGAAGATTTGAAGTTTAGTATCTTTAGAGCAGAGTTTACTCAAAGTTCAGGTACTGCAGTTTTAACTAATACTGCTCAAGGAAAGGGAAATGGTGCAATTCATAGATTGGTTAATAACCCAATTCAAACTTTGAAACCTAAGACTTCTTTGACTCTACCTACAGGTAGCAACTACACATTCTCTTTAGGTGCTAGATTGAAACAGGTTACTACTGGTGCATTAGCAACAGTTTTAGACCATAACGCTACACCTGATCCAGATACCTTAACTGTTAATGAAGTTAGTGGAAACTGGTTAGTTGGTAGTGCTACAACTTATATGATCACATCATCTCAAACTAATGCTACTATTAGCACAACTGGTGTTTCAGGAACATTTGAAGTTGGTGATGTAGTTACTGGTGGTACTTCTGGTGCAGTAGGTGAGGTTGTTTCTTGGGATTCTGGTGGTAATTCATTAGTATTGAATTATGTGACTAAGACATTTACAGCAACAGAAACTATCAGTGAACCTGGTGGTGCTACTGCTACAGCAGCATCAATCAACTATACTGGTGATAGTATTGGATCGTATCTTACTGCAGCACCTACGTTTGCCGCTAGTGAGAAAGAGGTATTGGTATACCATAGAAACCACTGTATGCACAATAGAACAAATAATGTTAAAGTTGAAGGACTTATCTCTGAGATTGGAGATACAGTATTAACTGGATCTCTAACTGATTCTGCTACTAGTATTGCAGTTGAAGCAACAGGTGGTAATTTCCATAAGGTTATTAGCGGTGTTGTAATTAGTGATTCCAATCCAGGATACCTTAAAATAGGCACTGAAATTATTAAGTATAGTGCAATTTCTGCTGATGGTAAAACTATTACCGTTGCAACTTCAGGTAGAGGAGCAGCAGAAACTACAGCAGTAGCACATGCTGTTGATGATATAGTAGAGTGTTACAACCTTGATGGTATACCATTGACAGAGTTGAATAAGACTCACACATCAATTTCATGTCCTTGGTTAGATACTTACATGTTACACACTACTAGTATTGCAAGTGGTGGTATACGTGCTGGTGGTAATGTAACTTATGCTACACAAAACGTACAATTTGAAACTCTAACACCTCAAGTATCTGTTATGGATTTACCTGAGACTACTATTGCTGCAAGAATTAACACTACTAGTGCAACTTCTATTGGTGATGGATCTACAACTCAGGATCAAGCATCATTTGTGAATGATGGAGCATATGAATTCATAACATTGAATGATATGAATCAGTGGGCTAATCCAAGAATGGTTTGCTCAGATGTCAATGAATCTGCTAAATTGAGTGGTGCAAAATCACTTACACTTAAGATTGATATGGTAACTGAGAAAACTCATTTATCTCCAGTCGTTGATTTGGATAGATGCTCTTTAATTACAACATCTAATAGAATCAATAAGTGGCCTGGTGGTCCTAATGCATATGGACAACAAGCAGATATTGACACAGCACAAGATGTTTCTGTATTACCATATGGAGATCAAAATGATGCTGTATACATTACTCGTTTAGCAAGACTTATTAAAGAGTCAAGATCTTTAAGAGTTGATTTTCAAATGTCACGACCACCAGAGTCTGAAATAAGACTTTACTATCGTGTATTCAGTAATGGTAGTAATGATAGTTTAGATTCAGTAGGTTGGACTTTAATGCCAGCTGCATTACAATATGATTCTGCACCAACAGAAGAAGTCTTATGGAAGGATTTCTATTATGAAGTTAGTGGATTGAATTTCAATGCATTCCAACTTAAATTTGTTATGAGATCTTCAAACCAAGCAAGAGTTCCATTGATTGCTGATTTACGTGCTATTGCACTTGCAACATGATGAATGATTTAATTCCTGTTGAAGGAAGGGATGGCTGGTTTAGAGATCCAGACTCCAATGCTATTATAAATGCCAATCAATCTGACTATGATAAATATATGGCCACTTATAATAAGCGTCAAACTGAACTTTCAGAGAAAAAGGCTTTACAAAACGATGTTTCTGAGTTAAAATCAGAGATAAGTGAGATAAAGTCACTCTTGAAAACGTTAGCTAACAAAACCGTATCATGACAGAGACACCAGTTGAAAAGATTACCCAAGAACAAATGCTCAAAGAATTTAAAGAGCGTTTTCAAAAGTTGATTACTGAGAATCAACAGCTTGGTCAGAAGATAAAGGAGAATGAATCTCAAGCACTTAAATTACAAGGTGCCATTGAAACGTTAGAATATTACCTTCAGTCAGAGGCAGAACCTCGACCTGATGGTACTATAGATCCTGACAATATAGATGAATAATTGAAAGGGGTTATAAAACCCCTTTTTTATTAGCATAAATAACTCAGAAGCATTAACTGTACATAGATCGTCCTAAAATAAAATGGCAAATAGAATTCAATTAAGACGAGGTGGTGCTCAGGAATGGGCAAACTCAAACCCTACATTGGCACAAGGTGAATTAGGAGTTGAATTAGATACTGGTCGCTTTAAAATCGGTGATGGTGTAACTGCATGGAACTCTTTGAGATATGAGAGACCCATTGAATCTACATCTAATACCGCTAATACTCTTGTACAAAGGGATGCTGATGGTAACTTCCAAGCAGGTACGATTACCGCTACAGTTATTGGTAATGCATCTACTTCATCACGACTTGCTTCAACTAGACAAATTCAAATAGCAGATGATGTTACTTGCTCTGGTATTTTTGATGGATCTGCAAACTTAACACTTAATGCCACATTAGCATTACTTTCATCATTACCTCATTATGACGGCACATCTACTGCAACAGGTACTTATACAAAGGTAACTGTAGACGCAAAAGGTAGAATTATTAATGCTTCTACTCCATCAACTCTTGCAGATTATAATCTTAATGGAACTGTAGAAGGATCTTCTGCACAGGCATATGACGCAGATCTAGCATCATTTGCTGGACTAGCAAGTAATGGTCTTGTTAGTAGGGTATCTAATGGTAATATTGTTACTAGGGTTTTAACAGGTACTGCTTCTAGAATTTCTGTTTCTGATGGTGGTGGTTTACTAGGAAACCCAATCATTGATATGATCCTGACTGCTGTAGTACCAGGTGATTATAATACAGAATCTTTAACTTCAGTTAGTGGTTTAGGAAGTAATAACGAACCATTTGGCACACAAACTGTTAATGCTGTTAAGTATACAGTTGACGGATATGGTAGACTAACTAGTTCAACCAATGTACCTATTGCAACAGCAGTAGAAGGAACAGATGCAGCAGCGTACAATAATGGATCGACCTATTCCAGAGGTGATAGGATCACTAATGCGTCGAATCTTTATCAGGCCATTCTTGCTATTTCGTCTGGAGCTGGGGCACCTACTCATACAGATACTAGCGATACTGGATCGTGGAGACATCTTGGTGCGGTTACCACTAAACAGAAGGGTCTCGCTTCCTTTGCTCAAGAGGATTTTGATGTATCTGCAGGGGGTCACGTTAGTCTTTCTGCTGCTGGTATTGACAATTCTCAATTACAGAACAGTAGAGTTTCGTTTGCTGATGGTACCACGAAAGAGGACTTCGATCTCGATCAAGAGTTAACTGCTACTACTGGTTATAGAGGTTTTAATTATTTAAATTATGTTAAAGTCAACGATACTTCAGGCAATCTTCTCTTCAGTGCTAATAATACTGGGGATGCTGGTGCTGGTGAAGTTGATATTAATGTAAGAACTTATATTTCAGATCCAGATATTACTCTGGATGGTGCTGTTGCACAAACCTTAGATAAGAGTGGAGATGGAAATCTAACATTCCAGACTACACAAAACTCAGCATCTGCTAGATCTTTAAGTATACTTGCAACCAACTCTGGTTCTGGTGCTAGTAATATTGTTGTAACTGCAGAAGATAAGGTTACCATTACTGCTTCAGAAGCAACTAATGGTAAAGTGCAAGTAGAAGATACATATTTCCAAGGAGATTATATTGCTTCCTCTGCTGCTACCATGATTCTCGATCCTGGTGATGATCGAGCAGTTACGGGTAAAGTGCAAATACTGGGGGATTTACAAGTCGATGGCACAACTACAACAGTTAACTCAACCGTTACTACGGTGGATGATCCTATTTTCACTCTTGGTGGTGATACTGCTCCAGGTTCAGATGATAACAAGGACAGAGGAATTGAATTCAGATATTACGACGCTTCGGCAAAGGTTGGATTCTTTGGTTACGACGATTCAGCCGCAGATCTTGGAGGGCATACAGGAGCGTTTACATTCCTCTACGATGCCACAAATACCTCCGAAGTATTCGCTGGAACAGATGCAGGGATCATCGCTGGTAATTTAAGTCTTACAACTAATACTAACTCAACATCAAATACTACTGGAGACTTAGTAGTTGCTGGTGGTGCTGGTATTGGAGATGATGTTAATATTGGTGGTTCAGTAGATATAGATACAAACCTTGTTAC